CGGTGATTCATGGCTGCCATTGGCACTCCCCTAAGGGAGATTTCTGGTCAACCGACACGCTAGCGCTTCACAGCTGCAACACGTGCCCGTCCAAACCGGCGCAAGCCGGGGGCGTTGTTTTCGGGTATGCCCGTATTTTTGGTTCCCACAAAGTGGGCGGAGTCTGCTAGCCTGTGACGCTCACCCACCACGAAACTGGGCTTAGGAACGTTGACCAGACGCTGCGTCACACGACCGGGTAGCTAACTCTCGACTTTTTCAGTTCAGACAGAATGCACGCGAAGTGCTAGCCTTTGATGGGGAGCCTCACCCAACCTAATAAGTGAGACGGGGAAAAGATCTCGACGCACCGCCGGTCGCGAAAGATAGCGCGGCCACTCCAGCCCGACGGACCCACTTGTTCTCCATCATGCTGTCAAGGACATGCAAGACTTCAGTGAACGTATTGCGAGAACGTGGGGCCTTTGGTACCGTACCCGCGATGCTAGCATTGCTAGCAGGCAGCCATTCAACGACATTAATCACGCGAACGCGAATGCCAATGTTGGACGGAATGCCCGCGATGGTAGCGAAGAGTGTGGGGGAATCGCCCCAGACTTCCTGGACGAACGCAAGGGTGGGACTAAGGGTGGGGTCACACCAACGGGACGACGCTTCGGTTGGACGCAGCACGATCTCAAGCATGTCATCAGGCATGCGAGACACATGTGTAGCGAGGACACGAAGCGCAGCCGGGGTTACCGTGCCGCCAAGAGTGTTAGATAACGTGAATTGGCCAAGGCCGACAACGCCCTGGCGGTTGAGCTCACTCCCGGGCCAGCTGATCTGCAAGCAGGCGCTGACGCATCGGAAGGCCTTGGCATTGTTCGCTAAGAATGCGTAGCCCGGTGCAATGCCAAAGTTGTTGGTGAAGGTCAGGACCCCAGTATCGCTAGTAAGCGGGATTGTGGGAGTCTGGAGCATGCCGCCAACCAGGCCTGCAAGTTCTGAATTGAACCCGGGTGTAAACGCAACAGCGAATGCCGTGTCAGTTGCACCATTAGCAACCACGAAATCAGACTCGAAACGGCTAACCAACCCACCGCCGCCTCCTGGGTAGATGCCTTCAACCAGGCGTGCCCCGCACGGATCCGCAACCAGTGCTGCGTAATCACGTGCGTAGGCGTCCAGCGAAGATCGTGAGGATAGAACTCCCCTGCGGGGAGGGGGCTGCTGTTTCTTCTGCTTCTGCGACTTGCGCTTAGCATTGGATTTACGAGCTGCCATGTAGGAAGATTGATAAGAAAGAAGGGGGGTCGTCGAGGTAGTCTAGGTCGTCCGGCGAGGGGTCTGTCGCGGGAGAAAATTTTGAGAAACGACGGTCTTCAATTGGGCCAAGCGTGCGCTCCGCATCAAAAGCCGCCTCGACGAGCAGCTGTTGAGCAGGTGTGACACCAAAAGCGAGCCAAAAGCTGACGCGTGTTGCGTCGCTGATCTCGCCAATAAGGGGCGACTCCTTGTCCGCGCGCTTCGCTTGATAGAACAAGCCTGAGCCGCGATAGACATGGGAAGAAGCAGCCTTGCGAGGGTCAGCGGTGCCACCGAAGCGGCGACCAGCTGCATAAAAGCTCTGCATGATGGGCACACCCCTGGATAGAAAGCCCCCGCACATGCCAACAGCAGCACAATGCGCCATCGCCGATGGGCGATCCACTATATTGGTGGATGCGTAGTCGTTGGAAATTGCCTTCAGAGGATTGCGGACCATCATCCACTTCCCGTTAACACACACCGGGTTGCTCTGGCAAAAGACGACCTCCTCAAGGGTGGTCGCTTTGCCGTCGATCCGGAGGGTAAATCCGAGTTGCAGGTGCCACTGCTGAATTGACTGCTCAACGCGCGCTACATCCTTGCGCGAAACGATGAGAACGCTGTCATCACCATCATTGACAAGGCGGTACTGGACGCCGAGCTCGGCCATAAAAGACCAGAGCATGGCGCAAACAACCAACACATTGCCAAGAGAGGTGTTCATGC